CCGAAATTGCGCAGCGGCACCGCCAGCGGACTCATGTTGATTTGCACATTGACGACGTCCGATACGCTCAGACCGGGCATGGCTGCGCTCCTTCAGTTCAGCGATGTGAAAGGGGTAGGCTTTAGGGGCGGGTGGCCGTGGTTTCCCGCACGCTGACCGAGGTGTCGGTCACGCTGCCGTCGGCGTTGGGCCGGTGGATCACCACGTCGGCGCCGTCCAGATTAAGCACCGGATAGACGCGGGTCAGTTGGCCGCGCATTTCCAGCTTGATGTCGATGCGGTCGATCCATTGCTGGTTGATCAATTCGGGCGCGCGCGCCAAATCGGCTACCTCGCGCATGTTCAGCCCCAGCACGTGCAGCGGTTCCCAGTTCTGTTGCACGTAGAAGGCGTCGCGGAACGTCCCCGCCACATCCTCTGCCTCGGGACCGTAGAACGTCACCACGGCGGTTATCGTGACATGGCGGGTCATCCGGTCCACCCCCGGCCCAGGGGCGCCCACAAGCTGCGCTAGGCCGTCGTGGGTGATGACGGGGTAATCGTCCGCCTCCATGTGCGTGGTGCCCACAGAGGCCCACGTAACGCCCGCGTCGGGCTGTGTCGGCGGCATCGGCTGCCAGCGCGGCCGCACCAGATTGCCGGGCAGCCCCGTGAGCGCCCGCACGGTCGCCTGTAGGGCCGCCGTGATCTGCTCCCCGGTCGGCGGCCCGGGCGGGATTTCGATGATGTAGCCGCCGGTCGCCGAGGTGTTGCCGCTCATGGCAACAGCCACCTGTTGCGCGCCAGCCCGAGCAGGATGATCACGAGGCACGCCAGCACGATGACCAGCTTCAGAATCGGGTCGATCGCCAGCACCGGACTACGCGCCACGAAAATCACCAGATCGACCAGCCAGCACGCCAGCCACGCAATCACGCCATAGACGATGGCGCGTTCCTGCATCAGCCGCGTCCAGCGCCCGCGCGTAGCCAGAACACCAGTTCTTGCAGCTTGGGCAACGCCATCATGCGGTGATGCGACGGCATTGCCAGTTGATCGATCACCCGCTTGGCGTGGTCCTCAAGCTGGGTGATCAGGTCATTCGGGTCGACCTGGGTCCGCCCCGCCGCTTCCGCCTGCTCAGCAACCGTCGTGGCGGTTTCGGCGTTGATCGCGCTGAAGTCCACTTTGCTACTCATGGCGGCCCCGCTGGGGGTGAGATGGTTTTGGCTTCCATGGTGCCCTCGTAGTGTCCCGCGTTGTTGGCGAAATTGCCGAACCGGGCGACGCCCGTCACCACGAACTCGATACCGCGCCAGATCACCGTATCCGCCTTGTTGGCGTCGGTCGCGGTGGCCAGTGGGAACGTGGTGATGATGTCATAGGTGGAACCGCTGCGCGCCATATCGGGCGTCATCATCAGGCTGTCGCCAGCGGATGACTGCACCGAGGCGACGATCGGAATGGCCGCCTCGGCATAGGTCACGATGCCGTCGGGGCCGACGAGTTCCATGTTGCGCAGCACCGTGACCGGGTCCACGAAATCGGCATCGAACAGCAACTCAGTGACCGAGATGTTGGCCATATGTCACCTCGTGGCGCGGGTGATGATCTGTCCGTAGTCGCGCTGGTAACCCCAGAACGTGAACCGCGTCGCATTGCGCGCGGGGCGGACCACGTAGGTGATCGCGTTGCGCATTTTGAGCGTGTCCAACAGCGGCATGATGTTCATGTCGCCAAACTTGTTCAGTTGCTGCGCCCACACGGTCAGCGGGGTGCCCTGTTGCTGCAATTTGACCAGCTTGCGACGGCCCGCCTGGGTGCGCCGTAACCGCGCCCTGATGGTCGCGGGTCGCAGTGGCACGAAGGGCGGGTTGGGTTCGGTGATCGCCCTCACGACGCTGTTGCGGGCCAGCATACCCACGGTGTTGAGCGTGCGGGATACCGCGCCGTTGTCGCCGTCCATCACCGCCTTGGCGCCACGTTCCATTTCAGCCACGATCGACTCGCGCGCATTGCGCACCCCCGGCCGCATGAACGGCCGTGCCGGGATGTTGCGGGCGGGACTGCCAAATTCGTGGATATAGGCCAGCGACGCATTGGTGATCTGTTCACCGGCCCGCGCGGTGCGCTCCATCGGTATCCCGACCAGCACTTCCTGCCCGGTCAGCGCCTCAATCCGCGCCATGATCTTGTCGACGTTGTCGACGGTGCGCTTCACGTCCATCGGCTACAGCTTCCGATAGGTCGGCGGCTCAGCCCCGGTCCATTCGACTTCCCAGCTTTGCCCACAGACGCCGCAATCGGAATGCGCGATGTAGGTGTTGGGGTCCTTGTTGGTGGCGTTGCCGTTACCGTCGTAAATGATCACCCATTCCTGCGCCGGTTCGACTGGCGCCACCACCCGGATAATCCGACAGCGTGACGGATTATCTGGGCAGTCCGGATTGCGCAGTGCCGCGACGCCACTCATAATTTCTTCAGCACCTGTTGCTGACCGGCAACCTGGGCAATTTCCCAACTCTGCGTGCACACCGAGCAGGTATAGGTCGAGACGTGGGTGTTGGGATCGCTGTTGGTCATCATGCCGGTGCCGTCGTAGATCGGCTCCCAGGCGATGATGGGTTGTTGCACCGAGGCCGTGCGGCTGACGCGGCACTGCGAATAGTCCGGTTGATTGGGGCAGTCCGGGTTGGCATTCGGTGCCGGGGGCGGATTGCCCATTCCTGGGTCGCTCATGACATTGCCGCCATTCCATTGTCGAGGGTTTTGATATAGGGCGTCGCAGCGGTCCAGAACGCCTGCCACGCCACAGTCAGACCGGTCACCGCATCGGCATAAGCCGTGCCGTTGACGCCCGCGTTGTCCGGGTCCGCCATCACGCCGAAGTTGTTACCAACCGACATGCCACCCATTGCGGGCGTCGCTGCCTCAAACTCGGTGCCGGGTGTGCCGGTATAGCTTTCCGACGCGGTGGCGACCGCTTCGTTCAGCCGCAGCACCGAGGTGTTGAGACCGGCGATACGGCTGACCACGCTGTTGGTCATCTGACCGAACGTGGTCTGGTTGGGGATCACGAGTGCGACCATCAGTGAAGCGTCCTTGTTTCCAGGGTTGCCACGCGCGCCGCGAGTGCCGCATTCATCGCTGTCAGTTCTTTCACACTGTTGACCAGCGCGGCAATGATCGCCGTGGTGCCGATGCTCAGGCTCGGGTTGGCGCTGTCCATTGTGCCGCCGCCGCCGGGCAATTCAAACCCCGCCACCATGACAGCCTCTGGGATAATCCCGCGCACCTGTTGCGCCGAGAACCCCACGTCGTGGTAGTCATCGATCTTGGGTTTGGGTTTGAAATTGCGGACGCGACGGAAGCGTATCGGGTTGATCTGAAGAATTTCCGCGAGGCCCGCCAGCGACGGCATGATGTCAACCTTGGCGCGTTCGTCGGACAGGTCTTGATAGGCGCCGTGGCCACCGACCACAAACCAGTTGTTAAAGCACCAGCCGTCGTTGCGGATATACCAGTGGGCACCGGAAAACGCTGCGCTATACCAATACAGCGTGCCGTTGTTGCCGTCCCAGTCCCAGAACCAATTAGCAGCAAACGCGAATTGCCTTTGAGCACCGGCGTTCTGATAGAAACCGAAGCCGCCGTCATTCTGGGCGAACACCCCGCCATAGGCATACAGCGAATTGCGGCAGGCGATGTCACCGTTGATGCGGACGGCAAAGTTCCACTGGTTGTTCTCGACAAAATTCCAAGTTCCGGAGCCACCGTCGCGGGCCAGATAATAAGCATAGTTGTTGGCAACGTAGAACACGCCGCTCGCGTTCATGATGGTGTTGGTGTTGGTCTCGCCGCTGCTGTGAAGATAGGTCGCGAAGGAACCACCAGCAACCGTGAGGTTGTTACTGCGATCAAGATACATGCGGGTGTTGCTCGGCGTGCCGTTGCCGTCGCAGTCGCCCCACGAAAGCGTGCCGCCGCTCTCGCACCACATACCGGACACATAGCCACCAGTTAAGTTGTAGCAGGCCACCGATGGATTGCTGTAGCCCTGGCTGCGAATGATGTTGGAGCCGATGATCCAACCTGAGCATGAGATGTAAGGGGCATAGAGGTTGCTGTTGACAGTGGTTGCCCCAGTGGCGCGGTTGATGAAGAATGGGCTTGCGTTGTAGCTGCCGTCGTCATTGTAGCTATAGATGGCAAAGTTTGACCCGGCATTGCCGGTGCTTTCCGGGTCGGTATTCCCCGGCGCGATTATCCAGCGGGTTTTTCCGACAGCATAACCGACTATCTGGTTTGAGTAGCCGGAAGTGATGCCACCCTTATTCAACGCAAGCGTCGCATAGCCGCTGGCGTTGATGCTCACCGTGCCCTGTGAAATCAGGCCGCCCGGTCCGATGGTGACGTTGCCGGTGGCACGGTTGATGAAGAACGGCGTGCCAAGCTGAACCCCGGTATCGCTGAACCGCGCGATGCTGAAATCGGACCCGGTATTGCTGCCGCCGCCGCTTTCGGGCGTCGCGTTGCCCATTGCGATCGACCAGCGTTGATACGTCGTGCCGCTATAACCGACGATAGCGTTGACGTGGCCACTGCCCGCATTGGCCAGAGTGATTTGTGAGTTGCTGCCATACACCGATAACGTGCCGCCGCCGGGATAGGCGCCCAACTGTGCATAGGCGCCGCCTGGGTCGTTGACCGAAATGGTCCCTTGGGTTTTATTAACAGCCAGATTGCCAAGCAGAGTGACATTCAGCGTCGTCCAGTCGATCGAAATCCCAGGCTGATAAGACGCGGTGCCGATGAATTTGGTGATGGCGAACGGCGCGTGGTTCATGCCACCCAGGAAGATGCACCACTCATCAACCCCAGCGGTCTGCCCGGTGATGGTGCGCGCGGTCGGTGGCGTCGCGCCCGCATTCAGTCTGAGATTGCCGGGTGTCATGGCGACGCTGCCGTCGATCGGCAGGTAGGCGCCAGACGGCGCGCCGTGGGCCTGGAAGTATTGCAGGGTAACAGCTTCCATCGCCGCAGTCGGATCGCGGCCGAGCAACGCCGTCGTGCCACTGGCCAAGGTGAGGCCGCTGGAACTGAAGTAGGCTTGTTGCTGTCCGTTGTTGAGGAACATACAGGTGCCGCCGAACACCACGTTCAGCGTGCCGCCAGTGATCGAGAACCCGTAGCCGCCGTCCCACAGCGTGATGTGGTTCGACGTATTGGCAGGGTCGTTGTTGGGCGCGATGCGGTTGCCGAAGTGCAGCGGGCCGACGATGTTATTGAAATACACCTGTCCGTTTGGAGTTCCCAAATAAACGCTGGTCGACGCGGCCCCCGCCCGGCCCACAGTCAACCATGCGTTCGCTGTTGCCTCATCGTCGCTCATCACGCGGAAATACAGTGAGCCGCCGCCCGCGATAGCGTCCCATTTTCGGGTATCTACCGCTGCACTGGTTTCATTCCATTCGTAGGAGGCATTAAAGGCCGCGACAACACGGATGGCGCTGCTATTACCGCCGCCAGACTGAGTGCCGGTGATCTGGGAAACGGTTGCGCCAGCGTCACTCAGCATAAGCCATTGTCTCGGCGGTGTCGTGGTGTCAGTCAGAGCGGGCATTCCACTAAACATCAATGCGCCGCCGGAATTATGAATACCGACCCATTTGGTGCCGGAACTGTCACAGATGCCTATGCCGTTGTTAATCGGCCCGGTGATGGCCAACTGCTGACCGAAATTGAAGGCGCCCCACCCGGGGGTGTAGGCATTGATCGTCACCGCACCGCCGAGGCTCGACGTGCCGCCAACAGCCAGCCAACCCTGCAAACTCATCGGCAGATTTGAGATAACGTAATTGCTGCCCCAGATGCGGAACAGCAAGTTGCTGCCAGCGTAGAAATCGTGTTTGTCGTTAGCTACATCGGTGTTGTAGTTCAGGGTGTTGCCGGTGACGCAGAACCCGTAACCGCCACTCGTGGCCCCCCAGAGCGTGATCCCGCGCGACGTGTCCTGCGGATTTGAAACCGCGCCGTTGTTAAAATTGATGCCGCTGTTGGAATACAGCATCCCCTGCATCGTGCCGCCGGTCAGCGCGAGGTAGAGCGAGTTCGCCGTGTCGGAAGTCATCAGGAAGCCGATGAGGCTGCCGTCGACATAGGCGTTCAGCCAACCGCCATACCACACGAACCCAACGGTGTTGCCGCCGTGCGGAATGCCCCAGTATTGGATGCCGAGGCCCCACAGCGCCAGCGTGGCGTTGGGATACAACGCCATCAGATCGGCTTTAACGTAGCCCGTCTGTGCTTGATACCAGTGGAACCCACCATAGGGCGTATACAGCGAAACGAAATCGACCTCGCCCTGACCTTGGGTGAGGTTGTTGGTGATCGCGAGGCCCCAGGTGCCCAGGCCGTTGATGACCGACGAATTGGAGGTAGCTTCGAGTATCCCCTGAACCTCAAGGCCACCGCTGATCTGGCCGCCTGTGAGTGGCAACCACGGGCCACCTTGGCGCAGGATGATGCCATCGACGTATTGCTTGGTCGCGGCCTGTAGGTTTGCGGTGGGATCAGCCGACAGCGTGATGGCCATGCTGGCGGGCATGGTGATGCCGAAGCGGTTGAAGCTGGCAACCTGCACCTGATTGATGTCGGATGACGCATCATTCGGGTTGCCGTTGTTGATCCACACGTCGAGGTATTCATAACCCCAGGCGTTGGAGCGGAAGCCCGAGCGGATCGATGATGTGAGGCGCACGCCGATATCACCAACACCGACACCGAAGGTTCCGCCAAACCGTAGCTTGCCCTCCAGAGCGTTGCCGCTGAAGTTGGCTGGCGCGAGGAACAGTTGGCACGATGTCGTGCTGGCTGTGTAGGATATGTCCAGCCTGCCGCTTAAAACGCCGCCTGTGAGCGGTAGGTAGTTGCCAGCCGTTTTGCTATCGACATACTGCTTGGTCGCGGCTTGCAGGTTGCTGCTTGGGTCGCGGTCCAGCATCACCGCGCCACTGGCACGCATGAGCATTAGCGGTGTGCTGAGGAAATTTCCCGCGTCATCGAAGCGATAGAACGCCAGATCGCCGCCAGTGTTAGAACCGTCGCGCGGCTCTCCGCTGGAATTGCCAATGTTCCATAGTTGAAGCCCGCCTGTCTCCCAGATCAGCGCCCTGTAGGCGCCGGGAGCGGCTTGCAGCACCATCCCAGCGCCACCCGCACCAGACCAGCCAACGGTGAACGGTCCGCCGGTCACAGAGATACCAGCCTGCGCGGTCAGCAGGCCCGAGAGGGCGCCCCCGCTGAGCGGCAGGTATCCGCCGAGTGCCGTGCGGACCGCATCGACGTATTGCTTGGTGGCGACCGCCAAGTTCTGCGTCGGGTCGGTGCCGACGAAGATCGTGCCCTGGAACGAAGCGTCACCGGTCTGGCGTGAGATGAAGAACGGCATACCAAGGTAGCCGCCGCCGTCGCCATAGCGATACAGCGCGAAGGACGCCCCCAGATTGTTTCCACTTTCTGGGTCGTTATCTCCAATCCGCAACAACCAACGGGCACTGCCGCTGGTGAACCCCATAATCTGCCGCCCGTTGCCTGTCGCTGTATCCAGACTGATGGTTGGCCATGAGGCATTCAGTGTCAGATTGCCGGTTAGTATGCCTCCCACGAGTGGCAGGTAGTTTCCAAGCGACGCGCTGACTGCGTTCACTTGCCCTAGCGTCGCTGCCTGATCTGATGCAGTCGGCGTCTGGCTGAGATGGACCGAGCCTGTATAGACCGCTGTAGGCACTGAGAAATTGCCGTTGGGAGAGAACCATCCGATTTCCGTCAGCGCCGTGCCGCCGGTATTCATCTGCCACCAACTGAAGCTGCGCCCTGGATTGTTAAACAGGTTGATGAAGTCTAATTCGCTGTTGCCGCCGCTCTGATTGAATTGGAACGCGCCGCCCCAATTTTGGGCGGGCGTAACGGCAGAGCCATTGCCCTGCACGATAACCGGCACCATGCCCGGTGTGTTGTTGGCGAAGAAAACCACTGTCGCGAGGAACGTGCCGCCCGTGCTGCCGATCAGGCGCGTCCAGGGCGACCAGCCGCCGACATACGCGTCATCATAGCTGCGATACCATAGGGCGGGCTGTTGGCCACGCTGGCGCCCGCCCATCATAAGCTGGCCCTGCCACGCCGCGTTGCTGTTGTAGGTGTGCAGCACCGATGCGGTCTGGTCGGGATTGTCGCTCGGCCAATTGGGCGCGCTGGCCTGATTGGTGATCGACAGGATGCCCATGAAGCCAAACGGGCTGACCGCGTTCAGATTATAGGCGCCAGCCCCGATATACTGCACACCCGGCACATAACCCCACTGCGCGGCATGGCGGCCATACCAGTTCTGGTCGTTCGGCGCGTCGGTGGTGAACGGCGTGCGGCCGTCGACGTAGCGCTTGGTCACCGCCTCGCTGTCAGCGGTCGGCGGATCATGGCCGAGATAGAGACCTTGCGTTACCCCAACGCCGCCTCTGTTGATGTAAAATTGGTCAATGCCAGCCACGATGAAATAGTGGCTGCTGTTAAAGTCGACGACGTAATTCAGCCGCGTGGCACTGACCCCGATGCCAAGCCCCGGGTTCCAAAACGTCAGGTAGTGCGACGTGTCGGTGGTGCTGGGGCTGACCAGACTGTTGTCGAAGCTTATGCCGCCCAGCATGTTGCCGCCGGTCAGCGCGAGATAGCCACCAAGCTGTTGCACCAGGGTATGCCACGGCACCGCCGACATATCGGTGGTCGGCAGTTGCAGAAATAGCTGGCCCTGCATGGTGTCGCCAGCGCGGTTGACCTTGGTGTCGCTCAACCATTGCAGGGTGTCTTGCACGGTCGTCGCGCCCGAGTAGACCTGTGGCAGCACCGCGATTTGCGACGCGGTAAAGTAGACGAGGCCCAACATCAAATGGACCCAGACATCGCCGTCGCTGATGAGCCAGTCGTGCTGGGTGTAGGTGCTGGGCGGATAGACCGGCGGGATGTGCGAACCCGGCGGCGGCGCGCCGGGCACTGTCACGATGACGTAATAGCCTTTCGGCAAGCTGCTCGGGTCAGGCAACGGGCCGGGTGATGGGTATCCGGGGTGTGAGATTTCAAACCCTGGCGTGAAAGTCACGATGTCATTCGGCACATCGAGTTGGCCGACAAATACGAGGTTCTGTTCAAGCTGGTTGATCTGGAGTTGCAGGCTTTGAATCTGTCCGTTGACCCAAAATAGCGGCGTCGCCATTTCATCGACGGTCGGCGCGATATGCGGCAGATAGAGTTCGCCGGTCAGCGCATTGTTGAACCCAGCGACGATCGGCAGGAACGGTCCGCCCGCACCCAGGACGACGTTGTCGGCGTATTGCTTGGTAACCGCGTCCATCTTGTCGGTGGGATCGCGGCTCAGTGCCACGGTGGCATTGCCCACCATGCGCAGGCCGTAGCTATCGAAGTATGCGAAGTCCTGACCGGTCTGGCTATTAGAGAACCACGTCGTCATGCCGGTCACGATGTTCAGTGACCCGCCCGTGATCGAGAACCCGTAGCCGCTGAACAGCGTGATGTGGTGGCTGGTGTCGGGTCGCCCTGCAACCAGATTATAGTTGCTGTTGTTGAACACGAGGCCGCCGGTCATCACGCCGCCGCCGAGTGGCAGGAAGCCGTCAGCGTAGCTCTTGGGCACCGCGCCCATGCTGTTGGTCGGCACGCGCGACAGAATGACATCGGTGTTGGCGGCCATCTGGATGCCGCTGCTGCCGATGGTGAGCGTATCCACGCCGTTGATGAACGCGTGGTAGCTGTTCACGTCCGCGATGTAGTTCAGCCGGTTCGGCGTCGATGCCGGTGGCGTGGTGACACCAAACCCAAAGCCGCTGTGCAGGATGATGTGGCGCGTCGCGTCAGCCGGGCTTTGTCCCGACACATCGGCGAACACGATGCCGCCAGAAGATACAAGGCCACCAGCGTTCAGTCTGGCCTGACCGTTAAACACCGCCGTGCCGCCGAAGGTGGTATTGCAGGACACCGTCAGGGATGGCGTCGCGCCGCCGTAGAAATGCGCCCACGGGCTGGTGCTGATGTCGCCCCACTTGTCCGATGGACCGATCGTCAGATCACCGGCCCTTCCATTGCCGGGCGAAATTCCCGCGCCCGCGTTCTCATAGGCGGACCACCACGCAAAACTGTTGTAGACCTGTCCCCTGCTGAAGATATTGATCAGAAAATTCGATGAGGTTTGCACGACGGCGTTCATAGAGACGACGCCGTTCACGTCATCGAACGCCAGCATTCCGCCGTAGCCATTCGTGTCGATGGTGAACAGGTTGCTGTTGGTTGCGTCGATGTAGAATGAGCCGGTGTTCCCGCTGGCGTCGGTGACGTGCAGCGCAGGAAACTCGTAGGAGCCACCGGGCAGAATGAGCGGCCCGGTCATGGTATCGCCGGTCTTCAACACGTAGCCGCCGCCCGCGATCGGCGCGTAGTTGGTCCGCAGATATTCTAGGGTAACCACCTCCATGTTGGTGATCGGATCACGGCCGACCGAGATGGTATTGCCGACCCAGATGTAGCCGTCCTGCCGGTCGATCCACAGCGGCGT